TCTGCGGAAAAAGACGGAGAATACCGACGACGGGTACAGGGCCAGCGTAAAGACCAGCCAGATCGAGTACAGCACCACCGCTATCCGGCTTCCGTGGGAGATCACGGAGGAAACCCTGCGTGAGAATATCGAGGGGCAGAACCTTGAGAAGATCATTACCGACCTTATGACTACTCAGCTCGGCGTGGATATGGAGGACTTGTACCTCAACGGTAACGAGGACAAGGGAAAAGTCCCGGCTTTTAGCGCCACTACTGCATACGCCAAAGGGGACGAGGTTATTTACGACGGCAAGCTCTATGAGTTTACTGCTGCTCATGCGGCAGGGGCATGGACGGGAACCGACGCAGAGGAGATCGGGACGCAGGGCGACGTAGATTTCCTCAAGATCAATGACGGCTGGATTAAGCAGATCAGCAACGGCGGCCATGTTTACGACGCTTCCAGCGAAAGCAGCATGAGCCTCGACCTGTTTTACAAGACGCTGGCCCAGCTCCCGAATAAGTATAACAACGGCAAGCTCCGCTGGCTGATGTCCCCTAAGAGGGCGCAGGAGTGGGAGCTGTTTTTGCTGAATAAGGTTATCGGGCAGGGCGGAGCCGTGCCGGACAGCATTTATACCGCCCCGGCCCGTATTCCGTCCGTGGAATGCCCGTCGCTGGACGACAACACGATCATGCTGACCGACCCGAAGAACCTTATTGTCGTGAATACTTACAGCGTTCAGATCAGAAAGACCACCGAGGGCAAAGAGGCCATTATGATGGATAAGCGTTTCTACGTTACCCATTTGGACTACGACCCGATTGTGGAGGAGCTGGACGCAACGGCGATCATTAAAGGGCTGAAATAAGAGAGGAGGAGGGCTATGTATCATTTGAGATTAACAAAAGGCCTCTCTTACTGTGGCGTGGTTGAGGCCACGCAGAAAAAGCCGGACGTGTTCGTAGAGGACAAGGCTACCGCCGACGCAGCGGTAGCCACCGGGTATTTCATGCTCATAGAGGAGGCGGCGGAGCCGCCGGAGGGCGGAGAGGAGAAAGAACCGGGCGAGGGCGGAGGCAATAAGCAGCCGGGAAAGAAGCTGGAAGAAATGACAGTGCCGGAGCTTGAAACCTTTGCCACCTATAAGGGGATAAGCCTCAAGGGGATTTCCAAAAAGGCGGACATTATCGCAAAGCTGAAAGCGGAGCTGGGAGCTGCGGAAACTGAAAACGAGGTTGACTACGGCAGCCCCACCATGACGGATCTGCAGAGGCAGTAGACAGGAGGTGCGATATGGCGGACAGACCGTGGGTAACGCCGGAGGAGGTCAAGGAGTATTCCGAGATACCAGCGGTACAGCAGCGCAGCGACGCACGGCTCACAGTGGATATTGCGAGGGCGGAGCAGTATGTTATCACATACACGCATAACTCATTCAAAGAGGGAGATTTGCCGCAGGCAGTAAAGACGGCGGTACTGATACTGGCGGAGGCCTACGGTCACAATTCTGTTATCGCAGCAAGGGAGGTCAAGTCGGAAACATTTGACGACTACAGCTATACCGCAGAGGCGAGCCAAATCAGCATAGAGGCGTTAGACCTTGCGGCCTTGCTTGATGATTATGTCAAGACAGAGCCGAGGAATGGGGTAACGCTCCGAATGAGAAAACTCTAAGGAGGTGCGGTTATGGCATTAGAAGATTTTTTCGACCACCATTGCAACATTTACCATGACAGGGAGGAGCAGAAAACACCCGGCTGGGGATTGCCTGCTTCTCCTGTTTTTTCCTACCCGGATAAGCCGGATATAAGCCAGCAAGAGTGTCATTTTGGTGTGCGCTCACAGAGCGTCACAATCACACAGACAGCACCAGCAAATCTTATGGACGCAAAAATAAAGCTCACACTCCCGATAGGGACAGATGTTCGACAGAATGACAAGATTGTGCATTGCGATACCGGGATGGAATACACAGCGGAGCAGCCAGTCAATGTCAGAGGACACCACTTATTTGTCTATATAAAGAGGACGGAGGAGCAGAAAGCATTATGAGCAGCATTGAAATGGATTTCAGTGAGTTCCGTGAGTTTTTTGGCAGCGTTGAACGGGCAGCAAAAGGCGAGTTCCGAAAGGAATTTGAGCTGTATTTAGAGGGCATTGGAAACGAGTTCTTGAGAATATTACAGGACGAAATTATACGCAGACAGGTCGTAGATACACGGCAGCTCTTAGCTAGTTTTCAAAAAGGGGCTGACGGGAACGTGTGGGAGCTTGACGAGGGAGGGCTGACATTGGAAGTCGGGACGAGCCTTAACTACGCAGCTTATGTCAATGACGGACACTGGACGAACCCGAAAGGTGTTGATAGAAGATTTGTTCCGGGATATTGGAATGGCGACCGTTTTGTATATGACCCGGCGGCAAAAGGAGGCATGGTATTAAAACAGCATTGGGTAAACGGTGCGCACTTTTGGGAGAGCGCACTGAAAATACTCGACAAGATTTACCCGGATATGCTTGAAAGAAAATTGCAGGAATGGATAGACAGTTATTTCGGTGGATAAGGAGGAGAAAAAAGGTGCTTGAACAGGAGATTGCGAGCATAATCAAGTTTCTGCTCGACAAAGCGGAGAATCCCTCGCCGTACTATCACAGTGTACCAAAAGGTTTTGTAGTCCCGGCAGCTTATTTTCCAACGCCGGAAATAACGACAGGGGGCGACACTTTATCAACATATAGCATGAGCTATACATGGTTCGTTCTGTTTTTCCACAAGTCGTCGCAGGAGGCGTACAACATAGGCTTGCAGGTTATTACAGAAATAAGAGGGAAACGAAACCTTATCCCGCTCATTGATACAAAAGGGAGGGAAACGAAACACTTTTTAAGAGTAGACGACCCAAAGCTGAAAGTGCTGGACAATGGTGCGGCGCAGCTTCAAATAGACTGGACGAGCAGACGGCCATACAACTCGGAGCAGTCTGAAAAAATGAGAAACTTTGAAATCAAAAACTGGAATAACCCGGATAAGTATAGGAGCCGTACAATTTCGGCGGCTTATCAAGAGGCAATTTCAAAATATGCGATTCCGTTCTCGAACGGAGCGGAACAGTAAAGACAGGAGGTGCAGTATGGCAAATACAACAAAAGCGGCAGGACAGGCCGCAAAAGAGCAGGCGGAAAAAGAGCAGAAATTTCCGCTTGAAAAATTAAGGAAGAACTGCAAAGAACTTTTTGGAGTTTCTTCTTGCACGTTCGCAGGGGCAACGTGCGGAATGACGGGAGAATATACCGTTGCAGAAATCAAGGCGCAGATTGAAAAATGGTGCAAAACGGAGGTGAAAGGATAATGGCAGGAGGAACATTCAATAAGAACGTCGAGAAAGTCCGTCCCGGTACTTATATCAATTTTGAAAGTACACGGCAGGACACCGTCGGTAACAGTGAGAGAGGCGTGGTAATTGTACCGATTGCAAAGCCGACTTATGGGCCGGCCCGAAAATTCATTACCTTAACAGCAAAAAAGCCAGACGCAGGCTATTCGCAGTTAGGGTACAGCATATACGACGAGGGAAACCGTCAGATGTTGCTTATCCGTGAGGCGTTCAAACGGGCTTCGACGGTTCTTGTCTACATATTGGGCGAGGGGAAAAAGGCAACGGTAACGGCAGAGCCGATAACGGCGACGGCTAAATACGGCGGCACACGGGGGAATGACCTTTATTTTGCGGTTGCAGCGAACCCGGTAAAAGGATTTGATGTTAAAGTTTGCCTCGGCGCAAAGACAGTCGCAGAGTACGAGGGACTGAATACGGTTGAGGAACTTGTATCGCAGGATTGCGAGTACATTACTTTTTCCGGCAGCGGTGAGTTGTCTGCTATTGCCGGGAAAAACCTTACGGGTGGGACGGACCCGGAAACGTCTAACGAGGATATTTCAGCTTTTTGTGACGCATGGGAAAGCGTTAAATTCAATACAGTTTGTTTCCCGTTTGTTGATTCGTCTATACAGGCAGCGGCAAAGACTAAAATCCGCTATATCCGTGAAGATATAGGAAAGGGCGCACAGGTCGCAATGCCGGACACGGCCAGCGGAGATTACGAGGGAGTTATAAATGTAACAAATTCCGTTGCGGTTGACGGTATCAGTCTTACTCATGCCGAGGCTTGCGCTTGGGTTGCTGCGGCGACGGCAGCAGCGACAGGAACGGAAAGTCTTACGCAGGTCAGCTATGACGGAGCGACGGAGGTAGTTGACCCGAAAAGCCATGAGGAGGCAGTCGAAGCAATCAATAAAGGGGAGTTTTTCTTTTCTGTTTCTGACGCAGGAGAAGTAGTTGTAGAATACGACATTAACTCGCTTGTGACATATGTAAAACCGAAAGATAAAACCTACCGCAAAAACAAGGTTATCCGTGTATTTGATACGTTCGCAGAGGCGTTACGCCTTAACTTTCCGCCGAATAAGTACAGCAATGATGATGAGGGCTGGGACATTATGGAGGGAATCGGGCGCAGTATTTTGAAGCAGTTCGGGCCAACCAAAGACGGGGGCATTGGAATGATTAAAAATATTGATTACAGTAACGATTTCCTTGTAGACAGGGAACTTTCGGACGGCGACCAAACCTATTTTAACGTAGGGCTGCAGCCGACGGACAATGCGGAAAAATTGTATTTTACAATCGCAACGAGGTAAGAGAGGAGGATATAAATGAGCGAACTTTTGAAGTACCATAAAAACCCGATTTCACTCCGGGAGGGCAAGGTATTTATAGACGGGCTTGAGATTTTTGATTCCGTAAAATGCGAAATCAAATTCACGCCGGATGTATGGACTGGAAAACAGCTCGGCGACAGGAGTGACAGCAGCCGTTGGCTTGGTTACAGCATTACGGGAAGCATTACCCGGAGGCGTACAACAACTTGGCTGAAAGACACTATACAGGGCTATATTGAAACAGGGAAAACGCCGGAACTTACCATACAGGGAATTATGAATGACGCAGGCTCCGAATACTTTGAGAAAAATGGTTCGGACACGGTTACAGTCGTTGGCGTTGTTCTTACCGGGGATTTGTCGCTCTTGTTACTTGACGCAGATGGACAGGTATTGGACGACGCTATTGGATTTAGCGCAAAGGCACTTGTGTAAGCTCTCTTGATACCGGGAGGACTTTTTTGAAAGGAGAATAATAATGGCAAAGAAAGACTTAAAGTATTTTATGAGAAACACGGAAAACGAGATAGTTACAGCACCCGGCCCGGATAGTTTTAGGGACGACGAGGGAAACGTAATTCAGTTTGAAATTAAGGTTCTCACGCAGAACGAAATCAACAAAATCAATGACGCATACCGTCACAGAGGCATTGCAACGGATAAGAAAGGCAATCCGCTGGTTACTATGGGAGAGGTTGTTTGGAAAACGGAAAAGGACAGCGCAAAAGCCTCTCGCCATATCATTGTGGAGGCTTTGCAGTACCCGAACCTTAGGGACCCGGAGCTGATGAAGCATTACAACTGTGTCGATATGACGGAAATGCCGCTCTTGGTATTTTCGAGAGCTGACGAGTATCAGCACGTTTCCCGGATTGTCATGCAGGCATTGGGACTGGCAAGCACGGTTAGCGACGAGGACGAGTTAGAAAACGCAAAAAACTAATATCCTCCAATGGTTCAGACGGCTTTTGGGCGCACAGGCTTTGGCAGCGGCACAATCTCCGTATGGAGGAATATGCTGCCATGCCACGCCGCCTACAAATTTTATATATAGCGTCTGAATTAGAGGAGGATGAAAAGCCATGTAAAAGGACTATTTGAGAGGAGGTGGAAGATAAATGGCGGACTTAACAGCGAAGTTTCGATTAGTTGATGAAATGAGCGACAGAATGGCCGGGATAGCAGAGAGCGGCCAGTCTATGATAGAAAAATGGGAACGAGCCGGAGAGGTGGCAAGAAAAGC